GAGCATGCTCGCCCATGTAAGTGTAAGACTTTGCAAATGTGAGAAGAATATTTTAATCCACCAAATAAAATTTCAATTATTTTTAATCACATTTATTCCAATAAGTTATTGAATCTAATTTCATCGTAAAATGAAACATATGTTTAAAAATTTTAGAATTTCCATTATCATTAGATCTAAACACATGTTTTACTTTATATCCTTTTAGTTTTGGCTTGTATTCTGATTTGTATTTTTCTAATTTATTTATATAATATTCAGTTGAATCAGCAGCTATATTCGAAGCCCATAAGAACAAACGAGCCTCATCATATTTATCCATTGATTTAGCATGTATTGCAAAATTCTGCATTTTTTTTGCTCTATCAGAATAATGTAACATGCTATCTTGAATCAAAAAATAATCAGATTCATCCAATATAGATGATGAATCATTTTGAATTTTTCCAAATTCAACTGATTCATAACTTTTAAAATCATCTAAATTTAATCTCAGATACTTCTTTATTAAATTTTCAGCTTTATGCTGATCAGAACATGAAAATAAAAACAGAGACATAATAGCAAAAAACACAGCCTTTCTCATAAACTTTATTTTACTAGATTAATAATCATACAAAGATATAAATTATGGTTAATAATAGCATAATTGAATAGACTAAATTTTTTTTCGGTCATGTTTTTATAAATATGGGTCATTATTTCACTCATTTTTCACCGTAAATAAAATTAAACCGTTGTTTTTAAGCTTTATAACCTACCGCATAGCTTTCATTTAAATATTGAAATCACAGAACTAGCCGACCCGCTCTGTCGTCCTGTTGCAATTGCACCCGTTTTTTGCCGGGGAAATATGACAGAATACATCGTAATAACATAAAACAAGAAAGGCTGATAGCATACATTGAAGTATACTATCAGCCACTAACAAAAATTTAAATAGAATTAAGACTTAGGAGACATAGACGATCCACTACCTTTAGGATTGATATGTTGTAAGAATACCTTACGACACATCAGGTACTTGAATGCATCAGTGAAGTTAGTAGATTCTTTAGGCAACCTATGCACTGGTAGTCCATCACCTTTCTTTTGTTTCACAACTAGTCCGTTAGTCTTTGGACCTGTAGCAATCTTAGAAGGTGTCTTTTCAAGTTGCCTCTTAAGACATGGACAATTAGTTCTATCTATAAGTAACTTAGGTAAGTGCTTATTGTTACCACCCATAAGTTCCATCATGAAGTTATACTCTGCATTACTTCCTATGTTACCCTGCTTTAGGGACATAAGTATCACGCTCCAACCTGTTGGCTTACCATCTACATCCCGTTCAATTGCCTTCTTGATCTGACTGGCAACGTCCTGACCTATCTTGCCATAACTGTTAGCAGCACGGTCATAGTATAACTTTAACTGCTTACACTTATGTGGTTTGAAGTAACGTATAAACTCATCTGCCATCTCGCGTATGTAGTTAGGTGGTAGTGTATATAGTTCTTTAAGTATGCGATAGTTACCTATTGACTGCTGACCGAATACAAGCCACAATGTATTACCAATATCTAACCCACCATCAATAGCCCGGTTATTATCCAGGTACTTTAATATACGGCAATCCGGATCCTGACCATATGGTACAGTATCTAAGTATTGATAGTTATTGCCATCTGAATAGAAGTGACGTTCGGAGAGTGCGCTATAGAATCGTGATGCTGCCGATAGGATAGGTATAATTGAAAGAATAGCAGAAGACACACCTTCTAAACCAACAGCGAACTCATCTTCGAACCATTCAATACCGAGAATATCAACATTTACAAATGATGATGCTATCCAAAACAATGATACACCCTTTCTCAAGCGTCTCCAACGTTCCTCCCAACGTTTCATTGTCTTTTCAGATAATTCTATCTTTTTCTTACTTCCTGTCTCTAATAGTGCTGCATATTCCTGTTTTGTCTGGTTATAAACAAAACTGACCTGAAGTAAATCAAGGAGCTTCTTTTTATCATTTTTCTTAGCATTTTTCAGGATCCAGTCATATTCTCCAATATTATTTGGATCTGGCATATCGGTTGTGAATGTTTGAGATCGATAAAACGGAGAATCACCATATTTTGAGCGATAACCACGAACTGCTTTTAGCAAATTACCAATTTTTATTTCAGAAAAATACTTTACCTCATCTCCAAAAACACCAACATACGAACGCCCGGCACCAATTGACGGACGGTCCAATGAAATAAAGGTTAGATTAAAACCGTTGAAAAATGTCATCGTATTTTTCCACGATGACATGATATTGTACATTTTCGACCTCCATTCTGCCGGGGGTTCTTTGTTGATCACATAATGTACATCTTCTTCCCAACCATGAAAACGAAGTCCTTCCTGAAGTGATGGTATAACGTTTTTATGAAGATTTGAATATGTATCGCTCACCCATGCAAATGGAGCACCGGCACAATCATATACAGCTTCTTGCAATCGTTCAACAGCGAAATTGGTTGTTTTTGTACTCGCACGGCCAATAGGTAAATATAAATCTTTTGGCATTAGCATAGCGCATAATTGCGCCAACCAATTGGAATAGCGTAATTCTACATCATCACGATTTAGATCCAACCTTTGTTTCTTGCTCATCGTATAGGTCTAAAAAGTCAACTTTATCAACTCCGGCTTCCTGCCGAACACGGTTTTTCTCAATATCTGAAATCTCCAAATTATCAATTCGTTCGGCCAATGCATTACGATCAACCGACGGTAAACTAATAGCACCGGGATTGAGAGAGTAAATTTTAATTGGTTTCTTATATAATCCTTCCGGAATACGTGGAGGTTCCGGTGTATCAAGTCCTTTAATCTTGTAGGCTTTTGTTATCAAATCGCCATAGACTTCTACATCTTTCGAATTTTCTGAAGTTTTCAGCACCAGGTTAGCAGCTGCCATTAATCCCTCGAACATAGCGTTACGATGCGATTGTTTTTCTATTCCATCATCACCATAGAATAGGTTTATTGCTTCGTCGTACATTGCGCGGGCTTTCCTGTAAGGTATATTGTTTGGAGGGCGCTGAATGAATGAAATAGCGTTTTCCTTTCCGTATTTACGACGCAAAGAGTTCAGCAAGTATAATACGTCTAAATAACGTTGTTCGTCGTCTGAAATCGATTCTTTACTGCCTGATTGAATATAATCCTGCAGTATATCAAAATAGGACTTTTTGGTATTAAATTCCTCCATAAATTATTTCATCGCGTGCGTTTTGAAAATCAATTTTCTTTCTTAATTTATCGATTCGTTGAGCCTGTGTAACGTTAGATCTAGCATCATTAATCATAGTTATACCTTCTTCTGCCTGATGAACCAAAATTCCACGTTTGTAGTGAAATTCCAACGAGCTATCAATTTGCATGTAGTAATACATGAACTCAAGCTTGTCAACCTTATAATACATAGCTATATTCTCAGGAGAATATCCGATAGCTGCAAAAGTTTCGTATTCATCCCAATCCATATTCAGTAACCAATCAGGATCCTGAACATCTTCCGGTTTTGCTATTTTAGTGTTACTCATAATAATCGTTGTACTTCCGCTAATTCATTTCTTTTTTGGTCCAGGCGTTGTTTTCTATCTTCCAATAATGAAGGTTTATCATTTTTTGCTATTTCACTTTCAATTCGCCAAATATTATGAAGTAATTTTCTTTCTTTCTCAATCAAATCACGCAAACTCATCTCACGCAATTCCTTCAAATTATTGAAATGTTTAAATACCGGGTGTTTACCAAGAACTGCTTTATGTTGCTTATAATAATCAAGTTCAGCATAAATAGCACGATTATCTCGATAACTGGCCAGTAATTCACTGGCCGTACTAGCACATTCTTCAAGCGATGTGCAATCTGATAATTTTTTATGTAATTCTTTGTATCTGTAGTAACTAGAGAATTTATCTGTAACTAATGCTTTAAGCTCAAAGGGGCAATCGGGTGAGTCAAGAAACGGAAACTCATCACGGAATCCAATGCGTACAATTTCACGAGATGGTTTGTTGACAACTTTTGTCAAATCAATGCCCGATAATTGACACAATGAACTTTTCAATAACTCCACGTTTTTAATCGGGTTAGATTTCACTAACCGGATCAAAAATG